AAGCTCGCTCAGGCGTTAAAGTCAGAGGATATCGCGAAAGAAAGAGAACGCTTCGTATCTCAAAACCTTAGCCTGGAGAACTCCGGCGGAGTAATGATGTACGATGCGAAATACTCGGATGTAAAGCAGATCGAGTCAAAGCCGTTCACAGCCGGAGACGAGCAGATGAAGCTCATCAACGAGAACGTATATGACTTCTTTGGAATTAACAAGGAAATCATTCAAAACAAGTACACCGACGAGCAGTGGAACGCATACTATGAAGGCAAGATTGAGCCTTTTGCGATTCAGCTCTCACAGGTACTCACTTCGCTGTTCTACACCGAGCATCAGGAAGCGTTCAACAATTACATTTTCGCGAGCACGAATAGATTGCAATACGCAAGCGTGTCTACCAAGCTCCAGGCAGTAACGCAGCTCTTTGACCGCGGCATGTTAACCACGAACCAAGGCTGCGATGTATTCCAGCTTCCGCACGTGGAAGGCGGCGACAAGCGATATATACGCAAAGAATACGCCGAAATTGATAAACTCAACGAGGCTCAGGGCCTCGCTTTAGGGGAAGGAGAAAACAATGAGTAAAGAAATTCGCAGCTTTGACTTTGAGGTCAGAGCGAATCAGAACGAAGAACGCGGCCACTTTTTAGATGGTCGACCAATAGTGTACAACGCAGTCACTAATATGCGCTGGTACGACGAACTGATTGACGAAGGAGCTCTCGACGAAACGGACCTCCACGACGTCAAGTTCCTTATCAACCACAACACCGACATGATTCCGCTTGCAAGGTCCCGCAACAACAATGCGAACTCGACAATGCAGCTCTCACCGGATAAAGAGGGCATGAAAATCAGAGTGGACCTCGATACGGAAAATAATGCCGAAGCAAAGAGCCTGTACTCCGCAGCTGAAAGGAAAGACATCTCAGGGATGTCATTTATGTTCACTGTGGATGCGGATAAATGGGAAAACCTCGAAAGCGATCATCCGACACGTCATATCGTGAAGATTGGGAAGCTCTTCGAAGTTTCCGCTGTAACTTGGCCGGCTTACGAACAGACCACGCTCGAAGCTCGCTCCGGAGCACTGGATAGTGCGAAGGAAGCACTGGAGAGTGCGAGAGCAGAAGCGAGAGCTCGTGAAGAGGCAAGAGCCAAGAGAATCAAACGACTCAAAATGAAATGTGAGGTATAGACATGAACAAAAGATTAAAAGAAATCGAAATGAGATTCGCAGAAATCAGAGCGGAACTCGACAACGAAAACGCAGACGTTGATGCCCTTGAAAAGGAAATCAACGAGCTCACCGAAGAGAGAGCTGCAATCCTGGCAAAGGCTGAAAAGAGAGCAGCGCTCGAAAAAGAAGTTATCGCACGTGGCGTCCCTATGGACGTAGTAAACAAGGAACTCAGAAAGGAAGAACCACAGGTGCCAGTAGAAATCCGTGACACAGCCGAATACAGAAGTGGCTTTTTGAAGACCCTCCAGGGCAACCCACTCACAGAAGCAGAGCAGAGAGCCATGGACGTAGCTAACAGCCCGGGCGCAATCCCGACTCAGACCGCGAACGAAATCGTGAAGAAGATGCTCGAAGTAGCTCCGCTGCTCACCGAAATCACTCTGTTCCACGTAGCCGGCGCTCTCTCAATCGGCACCGACCTCGACAGAAGCAGCGCTTACGTCCACACTCCGGGTGCAGAAATCACCGCATCCTCAGACACTATCGCTCAGGTAACACTTGGCGGATATGAGTTCTTCAAGCTCATCCCTATTTCCAAGTCCATGAAGAGCATGTCTGTTGATGAGTTCGAATCCTGGCTCGTTGAGATGCTCTACGAGGATGTTGCTCTTCAGATCGAAAACTCCATCATCAACGGCACCGGCACCAACGAGCCAAGCGGAATCGAGTCCATCACTTGGACCGCATCCGTAAACCTCATCAGCACAACTGCATCCATCTCCTACGACGATGTATGCGACCTGATGACAATGCCTGTAAAGGGACTCCGCAAGGGTGCAAAGTTCCTCTGCAACAGCACTTTCGTATATCAGCAGCTGGCGAAGATTAAGGACAACAACAAGCAGCCTATCTTCGTTCGTAGCATGGTTGAGGGTGTTTCTGATCGTCTCATGGGCAAGGAAGTTCTCGTTTCCGACGAATGTGCAGACGACACACTCTACTTCGGTCAGATGAAGAAGATCTACGGCAATCTGCCATCCGACGTAGATGTTGAGAGCTCCGAGCACAGCTCGTTCCGCAAGGGCCTCATCGACTACAGAGGCGGCGCAGTATTCGACTGCAAGGTAACTGCACCGAGAGCATTCGGCAAGTTCAAGAAGAACTAATACTCAATAGAGTTTAGTTATACCTGGGGGAGCCCTTACCCAACGAGGGCTCCCTTTTCGTTGGGAGGTTAGAATGAAAAATAAGATTTTATTGGGAATGCCCTGCATGGGCTCAATTCCATACGAAACAGTTCAGTGCCTCACTCAAACGAGGAACTGCGACATACATTTAGAGGCTCTTTCGCTTGTGGATATCGCTCGCGAAAGAATCTGCGACCTTGCCATCGCCAACAAATACGAATACTTGCTGTTCGTAGACAGCGATATGGTATGGACGAACCGGCACATAGAGAAGCTCCTCGCAGCTGACAAAGAGATTGTGACCGGGCTCGCTTTCATGCGCAAGCCTCCGTACTTTCCTTGTGTATTCAAGACAATGAAACTCGGGGAAGCCGGAGAAAAAGTTGAGAAGCTCCTCGATGAGACAATGTGGGAAGATGGCCTTCAAGAGATTGAAGGCTGCGGACTTGCTTTTTGTCTTATTCGCGTGGAGACCCTAAAGGATATACGTAAGTATAATACAACCCTCTTCCGTCAATTCGCGGGGTACGGCGAAGACTTGAGCTTCGCTATACGTGCACGCCGCGCAAAGCATAAGCTGTGGTGTGATCCGAGCGTAACAATCGGGCACTTAACAACCGAAATCGTATTGCCGGAGCATTACCTCGCATGGAAGGAGGGACACAATGCCTAAAGTATTGATAGGTGGTCCTGCGAAACAGGACACTCGCATTTTCAAGGAGCACTTAGAGTCGGTGCTCTCGCAAAAGACTACAGCAGAGTGCGAACTCTTCTACGTGGTCAATGACTGCCCGGAGCTGATAAGCTTCCTTGGAGAACGCGAATACACCGTGCTAAACACGGGAGACAAGTACATCACCACCGAGCAAACGCATTACTGGAATCAAGAGAACCTCACGAAGATGGAGACGCTACGAAACAGATTCATTGAAGAGGCGCTCAAAAGAGACTGCGATTACGCGATGTTTGTTGATACAGACCTTGTGCTCCGTCCGGAGACGCTGGAGACTCTTCTCAGCAGGCAGGAGAAAATCATCGCAGAGCTGTTCCTTACGCCCGAAGCACCGGGCTCGGACAAAATATGGCCGAATGCGTGGCATACTGACCAGTGCTCGATAATTATGGAAGAACTCGCCTCCTGGGTATCCGTCCCGGGCGTGTACGAGGTCGGCGGTACCGGCGCGTGTATGCTCGTAGACTGTGAGGTATTCAGGAAAGGCGTCAACTATACAAGAATACCAAACATCCAAAAGATACTCTACGGAGAGGACCGCTGGTTCTGCATCCGTGCGGTGTGCAACGGCTACAAAATCATGTTAGACACCACATGCCAGCCGACGCACCTCTACAGGATGTCGGAGTATTTCAAATTCATGGAGGAGAAAAATGCTCGAACTGATTAAAAAGGCGCTTCGAATCACGCACAACGCGCTCGACGCTGTTTTGCTTAACGATATCGACGCAGCGCTGAAGGATATGAACAGGCTCGGAGTCAACGAGTACAACACCGCCACAGATGATCCACTCATCATTAAATGCGTGGAGCTGTACGTGAAGTGGCAAGAGGACTTCAACAACGACGGAGAGCGATTCAGAGAAGCCTACGAGAAAATGAGAGATGGGCTTTCAATGTCGGAGGGATACACATGTACAACGACCGCATCAAGCTTTTAAGCTCAGTCAACGCGACAGATTCATACGGAGACACTGTTCAGGTGCTGACGACCAGGGAGGTCTTCGCTGAGGTGAAGTCCGTCGGCATGAAGGAAAAGTACGAAGCACTGGCAGTCGGGCTCAATCCTGAAATCAAGTTTGTGCTCGCCGATTACTACGACTACGGCGACGAAGAGCTCCTCGAGTGGAACGGCAAGACATATAAAATCTTGCGTACCTATCGAGATGGCATCCGAATAGAACTTATTGCAACCGATACCGCCGTATTGACAACGGCAACCATCACAACGGTGTAGAGTATGCCAATCCCAAAATCAGTAACAAAAGTAAGTAAAAACGGCGCTGTAACCTTCACGGACAATGTCGACGCGGCCAACTACCTGATAGAGGAGCTAACCCGCGCAGCTCTCCGCGATGTAGGAAAGTTCGTGTGCAAGCTCACGCGGAAGGCTATCCGCCGAAGGACCGGGCGAGTCGCAAGGAATACTCAATACTGGGTACGTAAGAAAGAATGCGATCTTCTCGTCGGGTTCAAGCCAGGAGGCTGGTACGGAGGGTACCAAGAGCTCGGCACCGAAAAGCAGCCGAAAATCGGCGCGCTGTACAACACAGTGTCCGACAATATCAGTCAGATTCGAGAGATACAGGCTCAATACTTATCAGCAATCAACGACCAAATGGCCGCCGAGAGGCTGATAAATGAAGAGGAATATCTCGGAGAGGATGAAGACGAATGAAAAGCAATACCAACGAGCTCAGGAAGGAGCTCACTACATTACTTAAAACAGTCACGACCAACGTGTACTACAAGAACATCATGCGGCCGACAAAGCCGTATATCGTGTTCACAGTCAAAGAGCTGTCAACTACGGCCGGACGGGCATCCTGTCAGCTGGAAGTCAACTGCGTGGCCAAAACTCCGGCAGAAGTCAACACAATGGCAGACTCCGTTCAGGACATCTTCGACGGCGAAGTTGACAACGGCACGAAGTTGATGTTCTACGCCTTCCGCGGCTCGCGTCAGATCGTGGAAGAAGAAGACAAGTCAATCGAGCGCATCCGCTTGATGATAGATTTATATGTTTATTCCAAAGAGGAGGAAACACAAAATGAAAATGATTAGAGCAATCACACCAAAAACTATCGAGAACCTGCTTCTCGGCGCGGGTGCGTTCTACAAGAACTTCAACCCAAACAGTGACACCCCTGAGACCGCGAAGGCGAAGCTTCTCGGAGCAACCGACGGCGGCGGCACCTTCGCAGTAACCAGCGAAACCCGTCAAATCTCAATAGACGGCCTTCCCGGTCCGGTAAAGGGCTACGAGCAGAACGACGGCGTTACAGCGACAATGACTATCAACACAAAGGAAGTCACGGTCGACAACATCACCCTCGCTCTCGGAAGCGCCACAGCTACGTCAATGACGACTATTTCGGCGACTAAAATCACCGGCAAGCCGTACATCGAAGACAGCGATTACGTCGACAACATCACTTGGGCGGGCACGCTCTCGGGTACCGACGAGCCGGTGTACATCGTCCTGAAGAACGCTCTCTCGCTCAACGGGCTCAACTTGACAGTGGCAGACAAAGCAGAAGCGGTCCTTCCAATCACACTTACAGCTCATTACGACGTAAACGACCTCGAAAATCCGCCTTACGAGATCATCTACCCAAATAGAGCATAGTAATGACCAACCTCAAAACAACGGATGTCTTCAAGGCTTTTCGCCTTGATAAGGCATCCAATTTGAGGGCGGAGTTAATTCCGGTTATTCAAAAGGCTGCAGAGGCGGAGAAATTCAGCGTTGAAGAACTGGGAATCGACTTTTTCCTTACGATTTTCGAGGCACTGTCCGAAAAGGGCGCGGAATCAAGCTTCTATGACCTTCTTTCCGGGCCTTTCGAAATGGATGCCGAAGAAATTGCAAACCTTGACGCAGACAAGTTTGTCGAGCTGCTCGGCGAACTTGGGAAAGTGAGCAACATTCCGGCTTTTTTCAATGCGCTATCCGGTTTGATTACTTTGAAGTCCTTGACGTAGTCGGGGACGCGCTGGATGAAGTCTACAGGATGCCTTTCGAGCTTGCTATCGAATATATCGAGCACAGGTTCGAAAAGGTTGAAGACGACATGATATATCAGCGCTGGATAGCGAATCCGTTTATTCAGAATATGTCATTCGAAGAATTTAAGGCTAAGCTAAGGCCAAAGAAAGCAA